AGCTGACTGGAATCGAACCAGCGACCTCCTGCGTGCAAAGCAGATGCTCTCCCAACTGAGCTACAGCCCCAAATGTTAATCCCACCAACCAGTTAGGTATAGGTATCCAATACTTATTCCTGCCTGTAGTACAAGCATGAAAAGCATGCCTAAAATAAAATCTATCATGGTTTATATACTTTTCCTCTATCTATAATTAAAAATCCGTTCAGATGGTCTAACTCATGCTGAACAACTCTTGCGTCAAAATCTGTAAACTTTCTTTTTACTTTGACAAACTTGCCTTCTCGTACAGATGTGTACTTTAGTGTTATACTTTTTGCTCTTTTTACTTTTACCATAGTATTAGGGCAACTTAAGCACCCTTCCCAATCTGCTTTCATAAAAGGACTTTTTTCTAAAATCTTTGGATTCATTACTAGCTCAGGGCTATCGTGCGGCCCTGCTAGAAATATCCTATAAGGTAATCCAACTTGGATAGCAGAGATTCCTACTCCTTTATGCTCTTCCATAGTCTCTCCCATTTTATTAACTATTTCTTCTAGTTGTTCCATGTTGCCGTTCCACTCTGAGGACATGGTTCTTAAAATCTTTTTATCTGTCACTATCATTAATGTACCTCATCGTCATTATAGTAAAGCTCCCACTCTGCTTCATAGATTAATCTAAATTCTTCTATGTCAGGAATCTTTACCTGTACAACACTATTTCTATTGCTTTCGTGTAATTTTCTCACATATAAAATATATGCTGTTTGTAATTGTTTTTCTGTGTATAGTATCATAGTTTTGACTCCACTAAGTTTTTTACTTTTGCTAAACTATACCATATGCCACTAAATGTTTGTAGTGTGCCATCTTGCCATTCGACTATATATCTTTTATATCCAAATGGTCTTTCGGAGAATATTCTTACATCTCCATAATTCTGTTCTAATAATCTCATATTTCTTGCGCCTCTTCTTCGCCATCACCCAGTCCCATTTCTTCTCTTAGTGCTTCTCTTTCAGGTGGGGATAGAGCCTTCTCTGGGCCAATTTTCATTGAAGGCCAATCCATCACACTACTAAAACTTTCTTGTACGTTGTTTCTCATTTTTGTACAGTTAAATGTCATACAATTATCAGATGTATCCCATTTTTCCATAGAGTAAGCTGCATCTGCTGCATCTAATATACCTTTTGCAAATCTAGCCTCTCCTGTTGCATCAGTTTGATATGGAGTAAATACTAATGTTTCATACTCCTGGGCAAATGTCTTTAATTTTTTACTAATCTCTATCTGTTCTGTCCAATCATATTGTCCGTTTCTTCCTGGTGCATTGTGGCGGCGAACTTGGTTCAAGTAATCAACTATAACGATTCCCACGTCTTGTCGACTTACCCTTTTATCGAGTTCGCTTTGAATTTTTGAGAGAGTTAGGGAGGGATCGTATATTACATCTAACTGCTTATCTTTGTTAAGTTCTTTCTTTACTAGTTTCTTGTGAAAATCATCAAAGTCTCGATTTAATTCAAACTCTTGAAGAAGTTCATGTCCACCCTCGAAACGTCCAGCCCACCAACCTGCTACTAAGTTCCATTGTTCAGAATTTAAATCTTTATCCCGAATTTTTGTGTATGGAACTCTAGTAGAGATAGCGCACATTCTTTGTAGAATGGAACGGCTGTCCATTTCGATAGTAAAATAGAGAGCAGTTCTACCTGCCTCATAAACATTAACAGCAAGATTACAGGCTGTAATAGATTTTCCTGAGCCTCGTCTGCCGCCAACCATCACCAAATCTGTAGGAGAGAATTTTACTCTCGAATCATAATCTGTTTGGAGTCCTAAAGGTAAATACTTCGATCTTTGTTCATCATTCTCAAATAGAGTAATCGTTTGCATACTCTCTGATGGTGGAACAATATCAACCTTATCACTTACATTTAGAACTATTTCTTGTAGTTGTTCTATATTTTCTTCTGCGCTTGCCATTGTAATTGTTTTATCAACATACTTGTCTAACTCGTCTAGTATTTCTACTTGTGTGAACTCATTCTTGAGATAATCCAAAAGCATGTAGGCATCTACTTCTACTTCTACGGATTCAATGGCTGCGATTTTTTCTAGGACTTTCTTGTCTCTTTGTCCTGCTTTGAGTTCTTCGAGTGTTGGGAGAGATTGATAATTGTCAACGTGCTTTTCCAAGACAGCATGAATCCCTCGGAACTCTGAAGGTAAATAAATATCCTTCACTTGAGCCCAAGTATCTAGGTCTTGTTGAACTAATAATTGTTTTAGTAATGCACTCGCAATATTCATAAATCTCTCTCAAAAAAAGGGAGGGTTTGCCCCTCCCTGCTAAATATTGCTGGTTAGCCTATTTCTTTTCTAGCTGCACCATTGTAATCGGAACATTGTAAACCTCTTCTGGTTAACATTGTTTTAACTCCTCTTACTGTTTTGCCGATTTCATCAGCGATTTCTTGTACAGTCATTCCTGAAATATCAAGGTCAGCTAAAACGTCAGCTTTGCTTGAACCTTTAGTTTCTTTCTGCTTAGGAATAGCATTGATGTCACCACTTCTAAGTAATGAAAGAGCTTTTCCTCTGATTGAATTTACAGACTTGCCTAAAGCTTCTGCAATTTCCTCAACAAAAGAACCACCGTTAACCATATCAACGAATGTTCCTTCTTCTTCAGGAGTGTAAGTTCTAACACTTTCTACTTTAGGAGCTGGTTTAACATGCTCAGTTAATTCCATAGAAAGAATTTTACCTTGAATAGACTTAGCACTAAATGCTCCGCCTTCAAAGTTAGATGCGATTTCCGCATATGTGTATGAACCAGAATTGTCTTGCACAAAATTTGCAAGTGTTGCTTCTTGTTCATCTGAGAAAGACTTAGAAGCTGAAGCAGAAGCTAGTTCTACATCAAATCCCATTTTTCTCAATTTAGAAGATACTGATCTTGTTGAAGTTTCAAGTTCGTCAGCAGCTTCAGCAACTACTGCCTGTGATACAGGGCTTTGGTCACCGATGAAGTCCACTAGTTGCTGTGTTCTTTCATCTGTCCACTTTGGTAATGCCATATTAATTTTCCTCTATTAATTGCTTTATGTTATTATAAATTTTTACACCCATTTCTTGGGCTTTATTAGTTTTTGCTGATTCTATTCCACTTTCGTTTAATAAAATCGTTACATTTTTCGTGAGTGATGCCTTTGTCTCAAATCCATACTTATGTAAAACTTTCTCAGCCGCCGCTTTAGTCGGGTAGCTCTTAAGTTTACCTGTTATACAAACTACGCCCTTCAAAGGAACATAGTCGACTTCTGGTATCTCACATTGAAATGAAAAAGGTAGTTCGTAGTATTGATTGGAGTGAAACTCATTCACTAACCAATCCACTAGGTTCGACGCCGCTTTAGGACCAAGACCACATTCTGTCGCTTTTGCGTAGGTTATCTCTGAAATATTCGAGACCTTTTTGGTCAATTTATTAGATGCGCTTCGCCCTATCAGCGGTATCGAAAAAGCTGGAAGTAGTGTAGTTAAGTCTGCTGATTTAGAATTTTCTATTTCAGCAAACAACTTAGTTCCAAGCCTCTCCGAACCTAGTATTTCTACTAACTCGTTTTCATCAAATGAATAGATGTCATGATAATCTTGTAAGTCAAGTTTTTCAATGGTTGCTTTACCAAGACCTTTGATTTTCAATGTCTTAGCAAAGTGTTCTACTTTCTTTGATGATTTAGCGGGACAGTTTGTATTGCGACAAAATAATTGGTCGTTCACAATTTCCAATACTGTATTACAAGCTGGACAATGTGTCGGTATAATTATTTCTTGCATAAAATCTGTCTCTCTTTCATTTTTATAAATATATTATATCAAAGAATTAAGCATCTGTCAAGATTTATTTTTTGGGAAGTCCCGAAGAATAAGGGACGAAATTTCGAAGCACTCTGTATGCCCACCAAATTTTTGTAGAGGTTTAAAACTATCATGCTTATACTTTTCATGTAGCTCTTGCTCTATCTTCCAGCAGTTATAAATCGTGTCGTGATAGGTTCTCTGAATACGCAAATCGTATCCTTTAAACCCTCTGCTTCTCTTGATAACATGACGCCAGTCTTTTCCACTAGCGATTCCGACTTTGATACACTCGCGTTCAAATGTCTTTTGATTTACGAGTATAACTCCGTAAAGAACACCCTCTCGGTCTTTTTCATGAGGGTGATTATTAAAATAGGTTTGATTATAGACTCCAGACAATCTTCTCTTCCAAAGCATGTTGACAACCCTGTACGAAGTCTCTATCCTCCTCGGATAGAACTCCCCAACAATAAGTAATTCTATCTAAGAATAAATCTACTGTTTCTGGGTCTTCAATATGCATATTTCTTTTCATCATTTGTTCAAGAATTTGCATACGAAGTTCTATTTTTTCTCTTAATTTCATACGAAATGGTTTATCAAACCTGATATTAATATAAATACTGCTATGCCGTTAAGCAAAACTAATGCTCGGTCTTTCCATAGCAGACCTACCCAAAGCCAACCTGATACTCCAACTAGGGATAAACACAGGTCAACAAATGGAAATTGTTGTGTTGAGCGAAATGCAAAT